TTATCTATACTCCCACATATAAGACCTATCCCCATATTCTGCTGTTGTCCATCTATCTCCATCACTATCAACAAAACTATCTTCATCAAGTCCATCATTTAAAAATCCGAATGGTGCCATGTCCTGTTCAATTTGATTTTTCTGTTCTTCATATAATCTCTTTCTAACATCTTGGTCTGTCAATTCTTTAAAATAATCCATCTGGACCAACCAGGCATAGATGACGAGACACATTGCCAGGTCATCATTACATCCTTCTTCTGCTTCAAATGAGTTGTGTTTTGATATAAAAGTTGTTAACTCCGAAATAATTTCATAGTCACTGAATATTAACTTGTCCTCCTCAATTAAAGTCTTTAGATTTAGAGATCCTACCTTCTTTACAGTCTTAGACATCTTGACGCCAAGTTGCGTCTTCTTACCCGAAAATCCTTGACCAACAATCTGACCTGCTCTACCTCTCATAGAACACATCAAAAGGTTTTGATACTCAAGATCATATTGAAGAATACTTGCAACCTGATCTCCAATATCATTTACCTCACATAAGATAAAAGCACTATTGTAGTTCTTCGCCACCTCGTAGATGATATTGGGGAATAACATCGGTTTGATATCATTATTTCTATACTTTGCAACCACTTTATGTGGGAAAGTAGTAATGTCCACGACAACGAAGGCTGAGTAATCTTCTCCAACTCCCCTTGCAACATCAACAGTCATTACATAGTCATGTTTCTCTAGAGATGGCTTATACACATCTAATCCAGCATTTCTTTTAATTGGATTATCATAGATAAGTGTCCTCAATTTACTTGGTGCAATCAGCGTATCAACTGATCCTAGGAACTCACATTCAAACTCAACCTTGAACTGTGCCTCTGACGTGTTCTTGATAGTTGTCTTTTTCCACTTCTCATCCCTACCTGGAACTTCTGACCAGTGGACATCTGTAGGGACATAATCATTCTTTTGTTTCTCTGCATCGTGCCACAAACGGTAGAAGTGATTCATACCATGTGGTGTGGATACAATAATTACTTTGGTGTTTTTACCAGAAGTAATAGTAGGATAAACAGAGGCAAAGAACGAGTCTGCAACATGGTTTGGAACGAAGGCGAATTCGTCGAGGAAGAGAATGTTAAACGACATGCCTCGGACAGCACTTGCAGACGTAGAAGCTGCCAATATCTTACTGCCATTCTCTAACTCCAGTGATCCTTTGTTCCATGCAATAATACCCTGTTGCATCCACTTGGGCAAGTTCTCATATGCAGTTTGTAATCTTCCAAGCAGTTCTCTTGCGGTTGCTGCTTTGTTTGCCAGGATGCCAATATTAACGCTGTCATTAAAGACAGCATAATGCAAAAGGTAAGATACGACTGTAGTGGATTTACCAGTTTGTCGTGGCATCTTACAGATATTAAATCTGTTATTATGGAAGTTGTTGATTAACTTCTCTTGAAAATGATATGGATGAAATTGTGTTAAACCCTCATCAAGAGAAATAATCTTAACATAATTATTGGCAAAGTAAACAGGGTCTTGCTTACACTTCATGAATTCACGGATATTATCTTCCGTAAATTCAATCGCAGTATTTGCTTTTTTTAGATTCGGGTTGCCAAGGTATACATTATCAGACATAGTTTACTCAGCAATTCCACTTTCTAAGGGACTTGTTAATTCTGCTATCGGGATCGTTTGCTGTTTTTGAGGAAGTCAACTTCTTTTTCATTCCTTTCATTCGAGCGCAGAAGGATGCCCGTCTGGGATTTCCAACCTTCTTGCTTGGTGCCTTAAGGTCGCTTCCTGGATTTTCCTTTTCATAAGACTTGCGTCCTTTTTCGTTAAGTCCTCCAGACTTATTCTTTCCTGCTTTCTTTGTCCATGCTGCTCCTTCGACGTGAAGGAGTGGTTGCCCTGGTTCATAGCTTGAAACGTTAAAAGTTAATAGTTTCGCGCCAGGATATACTTTAGAAACCTGATCTTGAACATCAGATTTTTTGGGTACTGAGATTTGAGGGAAGAACATCTTTAAAGCATAATACTTACCTCTATAGTTGAAATAAGTATCGATGATGTTTCCAGTCTTTGCTGGAACTCTAACTGCCTCTTCTATGGATTCACCCATAGGTTTTACATAGTTTTTATCTGGACCGGGTTTTCCTCCGTTTCCACCTCTAGGTCCATCACATGGAGACATTCCATGAACAGGGCACTCCTCACCGCCATGGGTGTGGTTGCATCCTTTCTTTTCTTCGATTGGTTGAACTTCTTCTTTTTTGACACAGTTTGGATATCTCTTTCCAAACATAGTCTTCATACCTTTTTTCTCATAACCTTTCCAACACTTTTCATCAAGTTCAACTTCTTCCTTCTTAGTTTTATTTCCCCAATTTGCTGCACCGACTTTTCTACATTTGACCAGTGCTCCTGACGCATATGCACTTGGCCAAACTGAGTAGCGTGACTTGACTTTATGGTAGCAAGCATCTTTCTTGCCTTCCTCAATATCAATCACGTCACCTACTTCTACATTATTTTCTGCGAACCATCCACGATTTACTTCTAATGCACACAGCACCTCTCCATCCGAGGCAACTGGGTTCTCGTCATATGGTTCTAATTCTTTAATGCTTTCGATTGTTCCATCCTCTCTAATGAAAGCAATATCGAGAGGGATTTTTGTCTCAGTCATGTGGAATGACTGTTCTGCAACTTCATCAAAGATGAAGAGCATTCCACTGTTTACGTCCAGACTTTCACGGAACATTAATCCTAAGTTGAAATCTCTAATGTTGTTTGGAATTTCAATCTCAAGTGGTAAAGTTATAAACTCGGTTGATTCGCTCATTTTCTTCTTAGGTTTATCAGTTTGAACGTAAGTGGGTTTTGCTGCTCCTGTCTTTTGTGGTTGACCTGGATCAGCAGCTCTCTTTCTTCTTTGAGCAGAGGCTCTTTCTGATTTACTCATACTTGCTCTCTTCGCAGAAGAAACACACTTAGGTGTTGATTTTTGGCCTGGTTGACGAGCACAGGGTTTTCCTGATACTACTTGTACCCAACCTTTTTTTCCATCTTTTGATTTGGATTTACCAAACCAATCGCGGAGACCTTCTTCACTTACAGTGCCACCGTTTCCGTTGCCACCATTACCATTTCCGTTGCCGTTACCATTTTTTGGTTCGTCAACAGTGTGACCATTTTCTTTACGGAGCATTCCAGCACGACCTACAACCTTAAATCCTTTTGGGATTGGTTTACACTTTTTGTCAGTGTAACAGTAATATTGTCCTGCAGGGCAGCGTCCGTTCTTAGCCATCAAAAGAGTAATTACTCCTTATTATTTATCATCCATCAAGTGCTACAGTAAGACCAAGCGACATACCAGGCAGTGACTGCCAAGATGTACCGTCATAGAACTCAAGTTTTGATGATGTTGTATTAAAGATAATTGCACCCTGAGTGAAGGTTCCAGCATCTCTAGCAGCAGTAGTATAAAGTGGTGGATAGAATGCCGTGGATGCTTTTATTGTTGCTGCAGTTATAATACCCGACGTATTAATTGAAACTGTCGTACCAATTCCAACTGATGCTTCCTTACCGGCACTATCTTGGAAAGTAACTTCTCCTTTACTGTCTTGTTTAATTGCGATAGTTGTTGCTGTACCGATAATAATTTCATCGATACCTGAAATTTTCTTTGCATTTGGATCAAGGGTAATTGATCCAGTACCAATAGTTAAGATACCAGTAATCCTAGCGTCACCAGTAACGACAAGATCTTCGTTAAAGGTAGTTCCAACACCAACATGAAGCTTTGGTGTTGTAACAATTCCAGAAGTGACATCTATGCCATTTCTTGCTGTAATAAATCCAATTGAATCAACATTTCTTACGTCTTCATATGTTGCTATTCCAGCAACACTCAAGTTTCCTGATAATACTAGATTGGTTCCAGTAGCATTTTCTGCTAATGCAGATGCATCTCCACCACCAACTGCAGTGCTGGCAATACCAACCCATTTTGATGTAGATGAGTTATAGATCAGTAACTGACCATCTGTAGCATCAAAGGTTACATCATCAAGATCTCTAATAAATCCTGC